GTTCAGGAGGACTCTTATAGGGTTGCCAACCCTCAGGGAGAGGAAGGGATTGTACCCCGGAATTCTTATAAACTGGATATTGGGGTGCATCAACTACACCGCCTTGGTGAAATCTCCAAGTACCCTGTAATCCTGCACTGAAATCATCTTCCTCCCAGGCAGCCTTTGCTTTGAGATCAAAATCCTCACCAAAAATATCCTCGAAGTTTATCTGACCACCTAAATGACTAGGCATATAGCTATCTTCTGGGTTTAAACCTAAGTTAGCTATAGCTGTAATGTCTTCACCTAACCCAAAGCTAGGACTCTCAACAGTTTTTCCTTTTCCAAGATTCAATAAAGTTGCAATGCCGCCAAGTAAAGTTTGGGGGTCTACAGTAGTCTCTTCTTCAAACCAATTCTCAAGTCTACCTTGTGCAGCTTTAACTGACTCGTCAGGTTGAAAATCTATTCCCGCCTTAGCGCCACCAAACCTAAGGAATACATCGGGTCTAACTTGACCTCCAGTGTCAAAATTTTTAGTTTTAGCCATCAGTGAAAGTCCACCCAACCAGGAGACCCACCACCAGTATCCGCGACATAACCTTGAAATTTATCCGAAGATTGATTATATCTCATCTCGCCCACTAAAGGATCAACAACACTATCCGGGTCAGTTAGAGATGAATTTAACCTAATGCGCCCTTCTAAGGAAATTCCTCTACCCTCATCTATCTTAGGATAAGTACTGATAACTTCGTTCCTAAAGGTATCTAAAGCTTGGATTAGACTTCCAGACCAGGAAATTATTTCCCGAAAAGCTGTAGGGCCTGGGACAGGGCTACTCACATGAAAAAGTCGGGGAAATATAATCATCTTTTTCCATCCGGTTTAATGTCGAGTCGCAGAGAACCCAATCTCCATGCAGTCTCCGCACCACCAGTAGACGTTTCTATGCGTACTCTGGCTTGACGACCTCTAGCTCTCGTGTTAATTTTATTTGTGGCTGCAGTTACGGCATACGGTCCCTTCTCCTGTTTAGCCGCATCTTGTGGAAATCTCTTCGTTGTTAATCTGAGAGATAAGCTGGAGAAAGGTGTCGCACTTGTATTAAAATCAAAATCAGGAATTATGCGGTCTACAAATAAAACATCATCTCCGTCTTGAATATCAAATTCCGCTGATTCAATATAGGATGCTATGGGTTGAGCATTCTCATCCGTATATACACCAATGGGTTCATTGTCGAATAGATGAGCTAGACCTGTGCTACTTACACCTGTAGTTAAAATTGTATCGAATACTCCTTTGTCGAACCAAGTTGTCCAGTCACTTGTTCCAAAAGTCCAGTAGTTTTCACTGGGACTAAAAATTACATAGCGATCACACTCCGTCGAATCGGCAGATGGATACAACCAAATAACCTCTTTAAATTCCTGGTTTACCCCGCAAAAAACTTTAGCTTTATTATCTCTATTAAAATCGTCAAATACATAAAGACGTACCGTAGAAGGAAGAATTTTTACAGCGCCGTCATAAGTAAAAAAGTTATCCTCGCCCATCCAATAGGCACTTCCGTTAAAATCAGCAGCGGCATGAGGTGATATAAGACCACACTGTGTTCCCAATTCGCTAATAGCAAATGTGAAAGGAGGTCCGACAAATTGCATGCCATAAATAGCGGTATCAGTCCAAATTAAAATGAGATCGCGGGAAGGTATACCACCTATAATTCTATTACCTTCACCAAGTCTTATCTGATCTGAAGTTGTGCTAACGGAAGGCGACCACTCATTAATATTAGCTTGATCGGAATAACGTAAAATCATTGGGTCTTTGGCAGCTGTAATGAAATCAGTACAACCCAAAGAAATTATGTGTCTGTCTCGGGGAGAAATTAAAATAAAATCATTTTTGAGGGGCACCCCTGTTGAAACCCCTGCTGTAGTTGTAGTAGAAACTTCTACTGCTCTTACCTCAGGACCACCACTCTTAAACCATCGGTATATGCGGCCATCGTTATGCGCAGCAATTAAATCTTCACCTAGATTATCTAAAGACCATTGTCTCAAATCAATAGTTATATCTGAACTTGCAGCCGGAGAACTCCACCCTCCTAAGGTAACAACTCCTCCAACAGTAACAGATGCCCTCGCATCACTATATCCACCCGCTCCATATCCAAGTCCTACTGTAGCTATGGAAGTACCACTTTTTATATTATAAAAAATAAAACTTGTTTGAGAATTTGCTTCGTTGGAAAGAGCGCTACTCTGAACAGAAACTTGAAAAGTATTATCGGAAACACTCGTAATTTCGTAGGTATTGCCTTGAAGCGTAACACCACCTAAGACTGATACCGATACAAAATTAACCGTATCTGCTATGTTTCTTCCATGACCTGCATTTGAAACATGAACAAAGACCGAACCTGTGGATGTAGTTATGTCACCAGCTACAGCAGAAACAGATACGGATACGGGAGTAATATCAAAGATTTCACCACCGTAATATAGCTGAAGAGCTTTCTCTGAACCCCATGCCGCATACTTTTTACCGTCTAAGGCCCGCCAAACATGAAGACCCCTGGGAGTCCCTAGAACCGATTGTGTGGCTTTCTTTTGCCAACCCCTTATATTCTGAGGTTTCCCGGCCCTGAAACGAACCTTGTCGGCGGAATACCAGCTACCTTCGGCGGCATACTGCGTAGTTTCACGAAGTATCGTCGGAGCAAATTGAAGCTTTGTTAATATTGTATCGGTAGACATCAGCCATCCTTGCCTCTGCTGTCATACCAACCGGTAGTTTGGAAAGAATTCTTTGGACCGCCGTCTGCTGAACCTCCAGTCACCTGAGTACGAACCCCAATTTGTCCTGCAAGATTTGTTTTACAGACACCCTCCCAAACAAAATCTCTTATTCTAGCGTCATCTCCATATTCAACGTATCCGGCTCCAACCTGACCGAGAGTACCCATAGCGGCAGATGTAGGCGCAGTATTAGAGATATCTTCGACCACCGAAACATCAGTCATCGATAGTGGACGATAGGCATATTGAGCGCGAGTAAAGAATCCAAATTGAAGATGACTAAAGATAGCTTCTGTGGATACAGAAACAGGACTTTGTAAAGAAATTGTAGTTCTGGCCGTCGAGCCAATATTTACAGATGTATAAGATAGAATGGGATTTTCGTATAAAAATTTATCGCCAGTTTGTTTAAATGCCCTGATATTACTGCTGCCATCTGTATATACGGAACCAATTCTACGATAAGCAGTGGCTGAATCCTGAGCGACAAGAGTAGCTGCTGTTGGAGAAGTATCGAACCCTACATCCGCTGCGCCGCCAACAACAATTCCATGCATATGATACCAAGTGTCAGCAGCCAAGGTTAAAGTAGTAGCAAGACCGCCATTACCTGTGCCTGATGCCCATGATGCATCGATTCTTTTTACCATGGCGGAATCTAGAGTGATGGTAACTTCATCCGCCGTATCTCTGGCAGTGCCTGCTGCAACCGAAATGTCATGCTCCGCATCTGTATCATTTGACAGTTGTAAACCAGTAAGATAGTTTGTGGGTGCAGCACTTATTCCTGATAAATTTGACCCATCACCATAAATTGTCGAGACACAAACAGCGGCAGAGAATACAGCAGAGGCTGCACTTACAACGCCGGAAACTTCCAGGGCAGCGGCAGAGACCTTTGTAGTAAAGGAACCTGTTGTCGAGTAGATATCTGTAGCGCAAATATTTGTGGCGCTTAAAGAAACACAACCTAAGTTATTTATGACACCTATTGACGCAGAGACCGTGATCGCATCTAGTTTTGTAACGCCACCAATGGATGTAAAAACACTAAATGCTGTTGCTCCATCGGTATAGACAAGATGCTTGGCCTTTTGTGCGACATTAACTCCAGCGCCACCAACAGGCTTTATGTTTACCGCCCATGCATCGGAACCATCGGCAGTCGTTTCGTTATCTACGATATAAACTTTTTGAACGGCAGGAACAGTAATGACAACATCCGCCGAACAAGAGCCTGTGAAGTACAAAACAGCGGAGCGCGCTTCATCGGGAACACCCTCAGCACTTGAAACTGTATAGGCTCCCTCGCCTGCTAAATCTATGGTTGTGACAGCCCCAACTGCAGCATCTACCAGATCAAGTGCTGCTGTATTAAGGATGGTGCCCCATGTAGTAGCATTCTCGCCTGCTCCTTGTTTTTCCAGGCGTAAACGAGTTGTGTATGACGATGACATGTAGTTTCTCCTAGACTAATCCAGCCAAGCCTAATAGTTGTTCTTCAGTTAGTTGCGGCAATCCTGTTGCTTGTTGCTGTTGTACTGCGGAGCTATTTGCCGGAAAATACTGCGCCAATAATTGCTCACGAGATGGGCTTCCCACAACATAGGAACCTATAGGGTCTTGTACTTTAGGGGCTACTGCTAAATCATCAAAAGTCTGTGCACCTGTAGGAGTGTAAGTTGATTGCTCCGGCGCAGGTGCTGCTCTTGCGGCTTTGTCTAAACGAAATCTTTCCGCAAAGACAGCATTACTAAAACCTGGAGTTCCGGGAGCACCAAGAACATTGTAACCTCTGGATCGATTAAGATGTCTTGGATCAGCATAATGATCTCCCAATACTAAATCAAATAACCTTTGATTTCTTTGTATCCGTTGTGGGTCAGGTGCTTGGTAACCTAGAGTAGGTCCACCCTTCTCACCTTGTATGGGATTTGTGCCAGGAACTACACCACCATGAGCCATCTCTTCTCCACCTAAGAGACCTTGAAGTGACAAACCTTCCGGAAGAATTCCGCTATGTTCAAGAAGATAGCTAATAATTTGATCTAGAGTACTTTCTTCTTTCTCTTCAATTTCTTCTTCAGCACCTTCAGCATAACGAGGAATAGAAGCAAGACCTCCTTGAGCCATTCCCCGCTGACGAGGTAATACCTCTGGATAATCTTCTTTTACTTTATTCAATAATTGCTGCCAGTCATATTCTCGATTTGCTTCTACAAGCTCTGCTATAGGAGTTTCCCTGTTTCTTTCGTACCAATTAACTGCGTCATCAACACCCCCTGAAACTGTATCCCAAATGTTTTCCGCTCTAGCAGGAATTTCCTCAGTAAAATGTTTCGCAATATACTCTGGTCCGTATTCAGCTAATACTTCAAAATAAGACATACCCTCGGTATCGGGGTAATCGCGCACCTCTTCAGCACCCTTTTGAAAGGAAGCTAGACCTCCTTGAGCCATTCCTGTGGAGGAGGGTCTGCGTTCAAAAGGAAAGTTTACATTTCTCATGGTCCACCTAACAATGTATTGGGACCGGCAGGTGAGGCAGGGAATTGTTCATCATCTCTCCTTGTTCTGCGACCCTCATTTTGAAGTGATTGAATAGCTGTTACATACTTTTGTTCCCAAAGAGGGGTAGTAGAATAATCTTTCATAAAGCACGTAGCTTCTATCATACAGGCATAGAATAAAGCATCAAAACATTTGTCAGTAAAGAAATTGGTTTCATTAGCAGTAGACAAGGTAGCGGGTTGTACAACGACAGCTATTTCTGCCCTGTTAGTACTGGAAGGTGCAGGTGCTACTATATATTCACTTCCTCCATAATTGGCATAATACTTAGGCACTCCTGTAGAAGTCCGCGTAGGCCAATAATCGGCGACAAACTCTTCAGTTTTTAAAAGAAGTTTTATAATAGAGCCGTTATTAAATACATAAAGATTTTTTGTTAGAAGGACATTATCGGGCTTTGTTAGAAAAGGATCACCTACCTCCAAGGTAGCGTCCAGGTGCGAAGTTAATTCAGGATGATCTAAGTCACGAGAAAGCCTTCTCTCCGATCTTCCAATAAAATCAGGAATAGCATCTGTAAATTCAGAATCGTCGTTTTCAGCAGTATTCTGAATTTGCGACTTCAAGGTACTAAAGGTAACTGACATGACTAGATTTTAGCACTCCTTTCACTAGAACCCAATTGTTGCCGAAGTCCATACAGCCACAGGGGGAGTCGTAGATACAGATGTCCATACATCCCGGAAGATACCTGTCGAGGAAGCTGGAATAGTAAAGTCAACAGAATTTAAGGTGATGGATGAATTTATACAAACTTTGGCCGTGGGTGTATGTGTGAAAGTAGAATCAAGACTTACATTCTGATAGATTAAAACTGCCGCCGAAGTTGGATAATTAGCGGAAGTCTTAAAGACTAAAGATTCGGGAATTAATATTGAAGCACTTGGGTCTACTTCCAGAGATGTTTTTAGCGTAAAAGACCCCGCCACACTTGCGGCAGACTGCTGGCTATACGTAAAGCCTGTACCAAGGGTTATAGCATTAAAATTTATACTGCCTACAGATATTTCGATATTTGAGCCCAGGCCAAAACCTAAGGTAACATAGATATGACCGTCAGCGGTATGAGCAGCAACTTGACTAACTTTAAAAGTTAATGCTGCATATCCGTGAATGGCCGCTGTCGGAATATCAGCAGCACTTACCCCGAAAATTAAGGTATCAGAAGTCCACGACCTGTCGTATTGTCCTCTGTCGTATGGCCCTGATCCAAAGCCATTTGTTGCCATGACCCATTACGATGCAGAAGCGGAAAGCGTAAGACTTACATTCACAACATCGCCGTCTATGACTGAACGAATAGCGGTGAAATCTCCCGCTCCATAAAGGACACCTAGATTACCCCCAACAGTTACCTTAGAAGCTAAGAAACCACCCGCTACACAGACAGTGCCATTTATACTAAAAACGGCTGCTGTAGAAGTAACAACAGACTGGGATGATGCTGAGGCCAAAACTGCTGCTGGTCGAGCCGCTGCCGCACCTGATCCCCCGGCAGTCGTATAGTCGGTAATTTCAGTGAAACCATGAGTTGCCATGGTATCGCCAGCACTAATAGTTCCAGTAGCTTTAAGTCCTACAAACCATGTGGCTGTATAACTGCTCCCATTAAACTGATTTTGCAGGAGATCATTAAGACCTTCGTTTACGACGAGATTATCGAATTCATCTTCCCACTTGAGATTTCCATCTTTATCGTAGCAAACGCAAACCCAATGAGTTCCTACGTTAGTCTTTTCACCTAACATTTATTCCTCCTCAAGAACACGGTGGACCTTGCGCCGTAGTCATGCACGGAGTCCAACTTGAATCTCCTGTAGTGGCTAATACTACTTCAGGACGCGGTTGTAACAAAGCAGGATTATCTTTTGTATCTGGGGACTTATTTAAAGGAGAGTTTACTATACCGTAAGCCCCATCACTCTCCGATCTTCCCACTATAAATCCAGTTCCTGGCTCCTGTACACGATCCCTATATTTAAATCTAAATCCAGAACGATCACATATAAACCATGAATGCTTTCCAGTAGCCATTAGATAACCCTTAAACGTGGAACTATCTTCATACTAACACGTTCAGTATCAGACTCAAAAGCACGCATCAGCTTCTCTTCGTAGTCAGCTTTTAACAATTGAATGCGCTGAAAATCTACAGCAGGTCTCTTAATTCCCATATAATAAGCCAGACCTGAAGTAAGAGCCGGAAGATACCTATAAATTATATCAGGGTTTTGGAAAGAGGCATTTATATCTTCGAGTTTTCGTATACGCCAATAATAAAATTGTTCTGTGGTGCCCGATTCAGGAACAGGCCAGATGTAAAGAACAGGGTTCTTTTGGCGATCAAGAGCAAACTGAGAAGGACGCCCCGTTTGTTCCTTATTAGGAAGCTGCACATACTCTTCCATAGAAATTCTCTGCATTTGCAGATCGGTAACTATAGCGCCATCTGTACGCCGAAGCATTCCCTCAAGAATGTCTACTGTATCGGCATCCAAGGTATAATCTTTATCGTCGGCAACCAGAGATAAAGTTTGAGCGTCCTGAGCAAAGAGAGGAACACCCCGATTTTGAAGATCGATGAAAAGAAGATTTAAAGAACGGCGCGCAGAAACAGGTTCATCCCCAAGGACTGGTTCGCCCCCAAGCATGTCCATAGCATCATCGATAATATCCGCTATTTCTAAGAAGAAAGATGTCGTGCCTGAAGTGCTGGGCATTTCCCCTCCTTAGCTTACGTATCCAAAACCTTTTACGGCCCTACCTACTTCAGCTTTTCTGCCGGAATTCATGGGAGGAACGGGGACATAACCTTTCTGCTTCAAATGTCTAGCTTCCTTGTGAGTCATTTTGCCCATTCCTACATCACGAATACTTTTTCCGACAGCCGCACCTGAGTGCTTTGGCTTGGGTGCAGGCCCTTTAATTTTTCTCATAACTACCTCCTAAAGCGATCTCATCTTATCGACTAATTCTTTAAGCATCTCGTGGTTCTCTTCGATAAGATTTAATCGAAATTCAGTAATATCGGTCTTTTTATCCATGGCATGTAC